AACTTGGCGGCACGCTGGAGCAGGCGGAGGCGGGCGCGCACGCGGGCCTTGCCCTTCTCGCCCTTCTCTTCCTCGAGCTCGTCTTCGGCCTTTTTCTTGGCCTTGGCGGCGGCGTCGAACTTGGCCTCGGCCTCGTCCTTGGCTTTGAGCGCGTCGGCGGCCTTCTTCTCGGCGTCGGCCGCATCGCTCTTGAACTTGGCGATCTGCGCGTTGTGCAGCTCGTCGATCTTGGCGAGGTGCGCGTCTGAGCCGACCTCGAAGTCTTTACCATCCAGTCGGATAGTCTTCATGGTGATTGATTCCTCGTTGTCGATGCAGACAGCGTCGCTAGAGTCGAGGCGTACGCCGACATCAGTGCCGGCTCGGCCGCGCCCAGGTTCGAGCACTGCTACGTGGTTGTATCGAATGTCCCGCTGGATCGCGTCGTAACGCTCCCCGTCGAACACCCCTGGTGTGAAGTCGAGTTTGCACTCGTACCCACATGAGATATCTGAAAGCTTCTTGTTCTCAACGAGCGCCGCTGTCGCCGCATCGTTGATCACGAGCTCGCCCTCGACGTAGCGCGCGTCAGAGCGAATATTCTCCGCGTGACCGAGCGCCGCCTCTTTCCAGTTGTGCGGGCCGATCAGCGATCGGTGATGCGCCAGGTCGGTGACCGGTGCGCTCTGGAGCGTGGCGAGCGAATCGCTGTTGAAGACTTCGTCGGGGTGCCGCAGCTCGCGACGGACTGAGCCATCGGCAAGCGTGTAGGGGAGCACGCCAATGCGGGTCAGGCGGGCGTCGACGCGCACGCCACCGACCTGGGTACGGCGCACGCGGCCGGCGCGGCCCATCACGTCGAAGCGCTGCACAGCCTCGTTCGCGTCTGACTTGCCGTAGCGGTGCATGCTCAGCGCACGTCCGGCTTCACTGGCCTTCTTGCGGCGGGCGGCCTCGGCGTCCTCCGGGCTCGGCTCGGTTGCCACAGTCGGCTCTTGCGAGACCAGGGCGCCCGAGTCTGCCGGCACGGTCACCACGCTAACCTCGGCGAGCTCGTTGTCTCGAAAGACCGCGACGCCGTTTTCCTCGGACTGGTCGCCATAGTCGAAGCCGACCGAGATCCCGCGGACCTGCTTGGTGCGGACCAGGTCCCACACTTCCTCCGCGCGCGCGTTGCGCTCGTTGGCGAATGGGAACTGAATCCACAGCTCGAGCCCGCCATCGTCGGTCGGCTTGACGTCGACGCCTTTGCCGATCGGAAACTCGTCCGCCTTGTGCGACCAGAGGATCACCGGGTTCGCGATGAACCGGTCGAGCTTCCAGCCGCGCAGCGACTCTTGGCGCGCGTTGCCCTTGTCGTCGAACCCTTTGACGGGATCGCTCGTCGAGGCCACGACGTGGACGCGCCGCTGGCCCTCGTCGATGCCTTCGAGGTTGAATGTTCGGCGTTTGGTGGCCATCAGGATTCTGAATCAGAGTCGTCGGCTAGCTCGGGCAGAATGGGGGCTGAGACACACCTGCAGTTAGGCGCCTCTCCCGGCCGCGTCGGCTCGCCGTCTACAATTGGCGGATCGTCGAGGTCGTAGACCTGACCATCCATTTCGTTGTGAGATTCGCGAACGCGCTCATCGCCAGCACAAACCCACTCGGCCTGCGTGATCCCCACGCTCTGCATCCGCCCGACAGCGATCTGCGAGTTGAGCCGGTTACCCTGGCTGCGGGCGATTAGCTCGGCGTGCCGGGTCGTGACGTCGAAGCGATCCTCGATGTCCTTGGCCAGCGCCTCGTACGTGCGGCCTGCGCCGTCGCGCAACAGAGCCTCGAGCTTCTGCTGCTCGGACTTGAACATTGTCCGGGTGAGGGCGACGTTCTCCTTGCGCCACTTGGGCACGTACTTGGCGACGCCCGGGGCCGAGTCCTTGAGCTTGATCCCGATGCGCTTGAACTGCGTGTCGGAGTGTCGCTCGACGTCCTTGGCGACACCGCCGAGGCGCTTGGTGAACCAATCGGCTTCGGCCGTTGAGCTGTAGTCGCTCAGGTTGGCGTCGACCGATTCGTCCTTGGCGTCCGCGCGCGCCTCGGGATTGGCGATCTTCTTGGCGAGCGCGAGGGCTTGAGGGCCGATCCGCTTCCACCACTGTGCGACCAGTTGCCGCATCGCTACGCGGTATCGGACGACCGGGCCGTCGGGGGGCTGGATCGCTTTGGCGTAGCGGGCGGCGCGTGGGAGCTTGCGGCGGAGTTTGCGCTTGGGGGCGCGGGGCTCGCGTCGGCGGCGAGCAACGGCTGTCACGATGCCTGCTTGGTCAGACGCTTCACTTCGCGCTCGTGGACGCGGACGTCACGTTCACGTCGCGCTAGCACCTTTGGACTTGGTAGCTTGGCGGCCCGATCATCGATCTCAGCCAACCGATCCTCAGTTATCCCTGCCTTGAATGAGCCCTCTGGCGCCACTAGCCGGCTCTCAATCTCGGCGACCACACGGTCACGTGTTTCGTTGTGAAGCCTCTCGGCAGCCTCTACCTTTTCACGCGCCGGGATGTAGCGATCGAGGTATCGAAGCTCGCCTGTTCGCGCGCCCTCTTGCCGAAGCGCCGCAACCGCGCCCCGATCTCCCGCCGCATCGTAGTACCCAGACTGCAAATCGGCCTCGTGTGTGCCGATCACTTCCTCGTACCGCGGGTCAGCGTAGAGCTTCTCGGCAGCTCCGTCTGTGCCTTCTTGGGTGCCCTTGGTGTTCTTGTCGACTACGCGATCGACCTGCGAACGGAGGTCCTTGCTAGCGTACTTTTCGAGCTTGGCAGCCTCTTTGGCATTGTCTCTGGAGCCCTCGTGCGCCTCTTTCGCCGCATCGGAGAATCCGTTGCTGCGCCCAACAAGTTCGACGCGCTCGACGTCATCGGTTGCGCTCTTGGCCGCCGCGAGCGCCTCCGCTGATTTCTGATGCAGCTCTTGGGCCTTCGCCTTGAGATCCGTGCTGACCTGCCGAGCTCGACCGGCCAGCTCGCGCATGTTCGCCTGGTTCTGCTGTACGTCAGCGGCGATTTGCGCCTTGGCTTCGGCGCGCAGCTGGTGGACCTGATCGGTTTCTGCCTTCGCCGCGCTCAAACTCGCGCGCGCCTTTTCTAGTCTGGCCTGCGCTTTACCGATCCGCTCCGCGTGAGCACTACCGCCTTTTCCCGCTGCACCAGAGCTGCCACCCCCGTCACTCGAGGCGAAGCGACCGTCGTCGTCGCGAGGTTGGTCGTCGTCAGCGTCGGAGCGGCCGAAGCCACCGCCGCCACCGAACCCACCACCACCCGCATCAGGCGGCGGCTCGCGCTCCTCGGGCGGCTTGGATAGATCTTCCAGGTCACCCTTCAGCTCGGCCACTCGGGCTTTCTTGCCCTCATCACTCAGTGCGATCTCAGACTCGAAACCATTGGCCTCACCGAAGCGCTTGTTGGCCACCTCGGACGCGACCAGGAATCCGTTCGTCGCGGCAACGGCGTCGCCGTCGAGAATCATCTTGCGCGTCGTGGCCTGGGCCAGCGGCGTCTCGGTCCAGAGCGCGGGGAACCGAATCTCCACTCGTTCCGGATTGGCGTTGAAGGCCTTGGTGGCCAGCATCACCTTGACGATCCGGCGGATCTTCGGGGCGAGCTTACGGGTCTGCTCGCTTCGAATGCGGTCGTAGAACCAGCGGAAGTCGCTGTCCCCGGTGGCGTTCATGCCCGCGGGCGACTGGCCCATCAGGATGGTGACCGGGATCTGAACGGCCGCGGCAAGGCGCAGCATGAACTTGTCGAGCGTCTGCGGGATGTCTGCAAACGACACTGACTGGCGGGTGAAGTCTTCTTTGGCGGTGCCGTCGTCGCCGCCTGCGTCAACCACCATCGCGCGCATGACCGACCGGCAAAGGTCGACCATCTGCATGCGCTTCTTCATGACCTCTTCGCCGCCGGCGCCCAGCACTTCAGCTAGGCCCGACATCTTGAAGACGGCCTGATTGGCGTCCGTGAGCAGGAGCTCGACAGCCTTCCAACCAGTGTTGAATGCGGCGAGCGGCTGCACCGCACGCTGCAGGACCGAATGGTCCCAGGAGTTGTTTTGCTCGCGCTCTCGGCTGCCCGTGGTTGCGCCACCGAACAGCACCAGGCGAGTCTCATGCACCAGCGCGTAACCCTGGCCCTCGGCATGCGAAGACACGGCCGACACCATGTACGTCTCGGGCTGACCGAGCTTCGGGCTGGCCGGATCGGTGTAGTACGTGAGCGGCCACAGGTATCGGCGATCAAGCACATGCACGAACGCAAGCGACTTGGCCTTCTCAGGCACCAGCGGCGTCGAGGCAGAGCGCCCGTCGTCCGCGCCCAGCACGAGCGCGGCGCCACCGTACAGGCGGCCCCAGCGCCAGGCATCGGCCAGTTTGCCGTCCAGGCCGAGGGCTTCGAGCTGCTCGGAGAATTCGGTATTGAGTCCCGCGTCGCCGAGGTCGAGCGTGAAGCCCTCGCGTAGGAGCTCGTCCGGCACGATATCGATCATGCGCGCGGCGAGATCGTCACCGTGATACAGGTTCGAGAGCGCCTGATCGCTGAGTCGAATGCCACCGACGTACTGCGTGTACGTCGTCTTATCGATCGACGTTCCGAAGCCGGTGACCAGGTTCTGCCAGTCGTCGAAGCGCGTGGTCGCGTCGGAGATCTTCGTGATCGCGTCACGGCTCAGGCCTCGGAGGGCTTGGATCAGCTTCGAGGACATCAGGTGATTACTTGGTTCCGCTCGCTTTCTGCAGAGCGGCAAACATGCGGCTCATGCGACCGGCTGCGTGATTGGCGAGCATCAAGGCCCAGGCTCGGTCCGCGTGGCCGGCGGACGTTCGAGGGGCGTCGTAGCGAACGTTTCCCGCGGCGGTGACGAGCCGACGAATCGCGTACACATCGTCACGAAGTAGCGGGATCTCGTCGACCCCGTTGAAGATGTACGACGCTGGCAGCTCGAGCTCTTCAGACTGAATGACGTCGTAGAGCCCAGTGGCTAGGTCTTCTTTGGCACCAAGAGAGAAGTCGACCTGCTCGATCTTGGATCCGTACGTGTTGCGGATGCGCTTGGAAGGGAACAGCCCCAAGCCCGTCTTATCGATCGCGAGACGCTGGCACTTGTAGGTGCCGATCGCCTTGGCTGCTAGATCGTCGAGCAGCTTGTCGTCAGTTAGTTTGTGCGACTCGAGGTGGACCAGCCGGCGGCGGTCACCGATTCGCTTTACGATGGCGAGTGTTGTGCGATCGCGGGACTCGCCAATGTCCAGCCCGCCATACGCCACGCCTTCGTCAACAATCGACGCAACGAACCGCTTCGCGAATAGGTCGCTCGGGATGTACTGCAGATCGTTGTCGAGGAACCTACAACGGAACCACTGGTCAAAGATGCGGGCGTCGCCCTTCGCCATCGCCCAGCACTTCTCAAGATCAACCGAGTAACCCTGAGCAAGCGCGTCGTCGAGCGAAACCTCGTACGGCTTCCAGCCCTTGATCTTGCCCTTTTTAATGCCGGTCCAGAGCTGCTCGAACTCGTTACCGATGCCGTTCGGCGTCGAAACAACGCGCAGCCTACCGCCCAGCATGGCCACCGCTGCGGCAGCGTCCCACACTTTCCCAGCGTGCTGCTGGTAGGCGTACTCGTCGAGAAAGACGTTGCCTGAAAAGCTGCGGCCACCGGAACTCGGCAACGCCACGATACGGCCACCAGAGGCGAAAACGATCTCTGTGGCATTCTCGCGGATGACCTCGGCCATCTTGGAACCGAGCGCAACCAGCACCTTTGCGTGCAGCTTGGCCTTCAGCAGAATCTCTTCCGCCTCGAGCTTGCCGACGCTGATTACCGTCGTCGTCTCTGCGTGAAACGCGCCCCACAGTACAGCGACCGCTGCGGTCGTGTGGCTGAAACCGGTCTGCCGCGCCTTTAAGCAGATCGCGTAGGCAGTGAGGTCGAGCAGCCAGTCAAGCTGGAACGGCTTGAACGTGGAAAGCCACGCCGTCAGCGCCAGCCATTCGCCAGCAAGCCCTCTACCCTCGGTCAGGATCTTGCTGTACCGACCCAGGCTCGGATACTTCCGCAGGTCCATTTGATGTCACCTTGTCGCCGAATGCCTCGCGGATTAGGCGAGCGGCCGCGGCAGGCGTCGCCACGGTGGCGGTCAGGTTGGCGTCGAGCACACCCTTGACCTTGGTCGGTTCGTCGAGCCCAAGCAGTGCGGCGCGGCGGCGCTCAATCCGGTCGAGCCGGTCGACAGCCTCGAGCGCGAGCTTCTTGTCCTTCGAGCGAAGCATCGGCATCACGACCGCGATTGCTTCGTCGAGCCGGTCGAGCTGCATCGCCCGATGGTGCTCGGCGGTCTCGTCGTTCTCGGCCTTGATGCGGTGCAGAACCGTCGTGATGTCGGTGAAGGCCGTACCCGTGCTCACGCCGGTCGCCTTGGCGATCTCGCGGTACGTCTTGCCGGCCACTCGGAGCTGCCAGGCCTTCTGGCGCCGGTCCTCGATGGCCGCCTCCTCGGCATTGTTCAGCGTCATGAGGTTCAGGCCCGGACCGAATCCGCCTGGCCCCGAAAATGCTTTATTGACTTCGGCGGCCGGACCGCCTCAGTCTCGCGCGCGGTCAACAGCCGACCCGATCCTGCGCACCGGCCAGCGGCGCTCATCGGCGCGCCCACTGCCTGCGCACATCGAGGAAGTCTTGCGCGACCTCCCGCTGCAGCCTACTGAGTGGACTGGGGACGGGCGGCTTGGGCGGCTCGCTCATGACTGCCAGGATCAGCCTTGCGGCTTCAGAGTCGTCGGGCTCCCAGGTTCCAGCGTCGTGGCTGGTTTCGTGTCGTTGCATGTGTGCCCCTCAGCACTTGGGAGGCTTCACGTGTCCGGGAGCCTCGTTCGACTCGCCCGGGGCGTCTGCTCGTCTGCAGTCTCCTCTGGGCTCGCCACCCTTAGCGTCTGCGTGCCTG